GCGTTTGTTACAATTGCATTAAGTCTTACTGTATTAACTTCTATTTCTGCAATTAGCCTTATTACTTCGGCCATCTCTGTCTCATTATCCTTGACTACGGGTGGACTTATAACCCATCCGGTTGATGTCAAGGATAGAATGTCTTGCTTAGATAAAGTAGTTATTGGCCCACTCTTTAACATTTGAGGAACTTTAGGTCGAGGAATAAATGCTTTAAAATCTAAGCCGTGTTCATCTGCTAAAATCTGCTGTTGTAGCATCTCCATTTGTTTATGAACACCTGCATGTTTTGGGCAATAAGTTCCTCTCATTGGTCTTCCTTTTGTTACTCCATCTAAAGGAATAGGTGGCCTCAAATAATCTCCCGATTCCCAAATATGGTGCATTCCACAAACAACACATCTGTCTTTTAAATTAAATTTATAACCATATTTAATAATAAACTTTTTCTTTTCTGGTAATAGAATCTTTTTAATTTCTTTTAGTTGCTTCTTAGGTTTAAGAGCATCAAATGTGTATTCTTCAATAGAACCTGCGGCCCTAAACTGTTGTAATTTTGGTAAAAATAAATTCTTTGCTTGTGGGCTACTTATTAAATTCGGTTGTTGATACATAGTTATTCCTCAGTAATCTTTTATTAGAGTTGTAATTCCTTTATAAACCATTTCGGGGTCAGACTTTGCCGATACGATATATTTGAATGTGGGTATTCCTTTATCATTTAATTGTTGCATTCCATACTTAAAGGGTTCGTAAATGTCATGCTTATCAATTGATTGTCCTTCTCTTAACGGGTATTTTTCTCCCCATATATCATATTTATTTGCCCAAATACTTACTGCCATAGGATAATCTACTTCTTTTTTTCTTTTACCATTAGGCCAAATGTTTGCTGTAATCGTATCTACTAAAAATTTCCATGCTAATTGGTGGTCTAAGTTTGATGGTGAATCTAAATGTCTGTGGTCTATCATAAAAATAACATATCTTACTTTACGAGTTTTCATATCTTTTACCCATTCTTTCCAATACATTGCTTCTCCGCCAATATCTGCGCTTTTTAATGTATGGGAATCTCCATCAAATTTAATTACTTTTCTACTTGCTCTTTCAAGTCCAACTGTTCTTTTATTAATTTGTTGAACTTCTCCTCTTGTTCTTAACTGATGGCTTAAAGTTGTTTTTCCAACCATTGTTGCTCCATAAACTCCAAAATTAATAGCATGTATTCTTTTGTAAAACGATACTACTGCTTCTGTAATTAAGATGGCAAATCCTGCCATTACTGACATTTAATGGCCTCCAAATATAGACTTAAAAAAGGAAATTAAAGAACCCATAATATTGACATCAAAGACACCCATTATGTTTCCTATAAGTAATGCTGATAATGTGGCACAACTGCCCCAAAACCACATTCTCATTTTAACAAAAAACATATCGGCGGAATGCGCTCTTGATTGATTATATGCGTAATCCGAGTCGGAGAATCCCATTATATCTCCAAGAACCAATTAAATCACCTCATTGTTGAATAGTAGCCAAAAACTCGTTTGGTATTTGGCTCTCTTCAAATGAAGCGGTTGGCTGGTCGGGATAAACGGTATTCCACGCTTCTCTCCTATCTACTCCGTATTGTTTCATACTTTCACGAAGTTTTTGTTTGATTTGTTGTTCTCTCGCCACACGCTGAAAATGAGATTCAATTTGTCTATCGAGTAATCTAATCTCAATTCTATCATTAAGAGACAAGTCAAACAATGCTTTCATAACCATAATTCCACCAACTGTAATCAATCCAAATAGAACTGAATGGGCTAGTGGGCCATAAGGAAAACTAAGGCCATAAGCCGAGTAAAAATAAACATTTGCGCCACTGACTGTTCCGACAAATAAAATTGTCATAACTAATCGAGTATCATTATTTAATGCCGCCATTAAATCACCTCAAGAGTATTCAACAGTAACTTCCATAGCACCGGAGGCTTCATGCACATAAATCCCTTTCATGCACAATACTCCATGCATGTCAAATTCGGTTATTGAATCAGGATTCAAAGTTAATCTCGCTATTTCTTTTCCACTTGCAGCGGTATTATCAAATATTTTAATTACCGTTGGTGCGCCAACAGAACAAGCATGAATTGAAACCAATTTTACTTGACCTGTTACTACTAATGTGCTTGCGGTCAAAACACCGCTACTTCTACAACCTGCTACCATAAATCTCACTTCGCTATTTGGAGGAAGTCGCCCCCTCCTATTTAATGTGTCGGTTTAATTACTTCTTTAAAGAAGACTTAGGCTTAGTTTGAGCCTTTGGTTTCTTAAGAGAAGGTTTTGGTAGAATTGTTCTCTTAGGAGCAGGAAGTAATTCTTCAAGCAATTGCTTACTTGATGAAATTTCTTTACCTATTTCTGTAGAAAATACCTGTAAAAACCTTTCGTTTAATTCTAACAATTCGTCTTTATCTTCTTCACCAAAAACAAAGAAATAATTTGGGTCAGAAAGACGAGTAGCCGCCCATTTTAGCGGAACGGCTACTGCGTCTTCCCTTGTAATCTCTTGTTTTGGATTGATGTAAAGCCGACGAATTGATGAATTATCACTCAATCGAACTGTTACCATTCAATTCACCTCAAAGGTTGCCATAAACACGCATTCGGACTGAACCGCCGTCAGCATCATTTGACGCTGTAGCGTTTGTTCCGTCTAAACTTGTGAACATCAGTGCTATTGAACTATTAGATTCATAAGCCCCTGTTGCTGAACATTCTATTTGTGCTTGTAGTCCATTAGCGTTATCATGTCCTGTAATGACTGCCGCCGTAATTGATGATAAACCAAAAGAAGAAGCAGGTATTACTGAACCTGCCGCTACTATTGAACTTACATCAACCAAAGCATCAACCACATATTCATCGCCAACCACTTTAGGCCGTGTAATTCCTTTATGGTCGCCCAATAAGGTTACTGTAAATGCTAGTGCCAATTAAAACACCTCACTGTCCGATTGCTTGGAAATAAACAACATCGCCGCTAGTGCAAATTAAGTTAGCAGTTCCGCTTGCTAGCGGTAATGCTGACTTAATAGTAGCCGCATTTGCTTCTACTGCTGCGCCTTTATGTGAAATTACGATACTTTCTATTAAAGAAAGTCCGGTTTCAATATCGCCGTCTGTTCCGTCTGCCGTTGTTTGACCGCAAACTAATCTACGGTTTCCTTCTAAATTCATTTCTAAATGTATTACTGTTGCAAATGCCATTCTTAATCACCTCATTGTATGTTTGTTATCTTTCCTTGTCCTTTGAAGAATGAACAACCAACTTCACCAATTGTTCGGTAAAGCGCACGATTGCCCAATGTTCCTACACCAAATGGATTTCCGTTTGCGATACCATCCTCAAAGTATTGAGTTGGTTTCATAACGGACAACCAAAGGTGGTCTGTATCAAGGAAAAGCATATCACTTAGTTTGGATGAAGCCGCACCAGTAGCGGTCATATCCTTAACAGGAATCAAAGGAATATCGTAGTATGTTGCTACTCTAAATCCAACTTCTTGACCCTTTGTTCCTCTTACACCATTAACGGTCGGAACAATCTCTTTTCTATCCATAAAGCGTTCTTGGCTTTGTAATAGGTCAGCAAGGGCTTGAATAGTGTCATATCCAGTTAAAATAACCTTTGGTGAACCACCAGCAAGTCGCAAGTTGCGAATCATGTTGTTTAGAAGAGTTAAAGTCAAAGAACGAACATTACCTGCGGTATAATCAGTTCCGAAATCAACTTCTGCATCAAGGAAAGAAGCGGCAGTAAATCGCTCACTACCGTAAATCTTTCCTAATGCGTTTGAAGCGGAAGTAGTATCAGTAGCAAGAACTCCACCATCAATTAGGAGTAATTCTGCTCTTGATGTAATAACCTTCAACAATGATGAATAATTGTTACCAATGTTAGGCATAGCGGCAACTTCACCGTAATGTTCTAATGGCATAACTAGCATCTTGTTTTGAACTTCAGCGTGGTGCTTACCCATATCTTCACGCATTTGCGCTCTAATATCGCCAATTCCATCATCAATTTGAGCCATTTCCATAGCCAATTCGCTGAAATCGAATTGATGTGCAACAACTTTTGGACTCATGTTTAATTGAGCATAAGTTGGAGCAATTGGGCCTAATCCATCTTGAGCAGTTGAAAGTGCGGCATTCTCAGGAACACCACCAATCATATCTGCTCTCGGTGAATCCGAACCTAATTCAGCAAGGTTTTCTGTTCCGCTTGCATCAACAGTGAATAAGTTGCCACTTCCGCCAGCAGGTCGGCTTTTCAATACTCTCCAACCACTTGAAGAATAAGGTCGCTTTGAAATCATCGAAAGTGCATTGACTTCTCGGTTTAGCATAGACCAAACCTTTTGTCCGTAAACGATGTTGTATAATGCTGAAACATCGGAAACTCCACTACCGGACAAAGATGGAGAACCATCGTGTCCTGTGTGAATACCTCCGACCATACCTGCTTGCTTCAATAAAGCATTACCGGCTGGTAGGTTGTTAATTCCGTATGTTTGCGCTTCTAAGTCTCTAATTGTGTTAATATATCCTGTCATTCAAATCACCTCAAATGTTGTTTACCATCTTATGAATATCCGACCACTCCATTTCTGAAATGTCTTCTAATGATGGGAGTTGTATAGTTGCTTCTTCTTGAGCCTTAATGATTGAATCCTTCTCAGCAGTCAAAGACTTTCGCAATTGAGTAAACTCTTCCTTTAGAGAAGTAATTTCACTTGCAGCGTCATATTGAGACTTTGCTAGAATGTTTTCACGGTTTGCTCTTTCGGAGTTAAATCGGCTTTCAAAGGACTTTCGGAGATTATCGTAAGCAAGTGCTTCGAGTTGTTCTTCACGGAAAGCGGAGTAAGCCTTTTCAATGTTTGAATTGCTCAAATCAAGAGAATCAAATTCATTGTTACTGAATGCCTTAACGACGGGCATATCCGAAGAAGTCGGCTTACCATTGTTAATTACGATTCTATCAGCAGGTTCGCCAATTTGGTTTCCTGCGCCATCAAGAGTTCTTAAGTATGCTTTTGCTTCTTCATCTTGATATTCGCCCATTTCTTCTTCATCAGCCATTTCTTCATCAGCCATTTCCATGTCTTCTTCTTCATCAGCCATTTCATAATCACCTGCTTCTTTAGGCATGTTCATTTGTTCTTCATCCTCGGATTCCTTGCGAAGAGTATTAACTTCTTCCAATAAGGTATCTAACTCGCTCAGTGCTTTTTCTAGTTTTTCACTCATTTTTTCACTTCCTATATCTTGTTTTAAAATATCGAATTTCGCTTCGGGGTTAATTCCTTTTTCACATATTGTAACTTCGTGGAGTTCTAACTTA